TCTCGGGCTCGCATATCGTGTCGCACTGAAGTTTCGTAACGCGATGAACAATGAAGACGTGGATGACATCGTGCACGGTGCATGCTTATCAGCACTGTGTCGGGCGTGCGTTACGTATGACATCGCACGTGGTGATGCACAGTTCTCTACGTACGCGACGCGTGTTGTGACGCGCGCGTGTATCGCGCATACGCGGTATGAATCTAGACTAGATCGGTCGCAGTCGGCACGAGTACTCGGTTCGCTTTCACAGGGCTATGATTTAGAGATTCATGATCAGCAAAATGATGTGCTCGGTGACATTGAGAACCTCGAGATAATAGAGTTAGTACTAGACAAGATGAGTGATGCGGACCGGCAACTATACGAGTTGCGCTTCATTGACAACCGCACATACTATAACATTGGTGTGATGCTGGGCTTGAGCGAGGGTGCTACACGCGCCCGCTACCAAAGGATGCTAGAGCGGTGCCGGGAGGTCCTGTAGGAAATCACCCACGACGATGCCGTGCAAACAATGTGTTCGGCAACCGCTGTGGAAAGTGGGCCACACCAGGCAGCATGAAATGCATCTTTCACGCTAACGATTCCCGTACACACATATACCGCTTGACTGGTGATCCAACAAGAAAGCTACAACTCGTGTATGCGCGTGTGCTAGGACAACGGCTGGCCGATCGAGTGCGAGAGCTCGACGGTCGCAAGAATGCTGCGATAAACTTACGCGACGAGCTCACGCTCATGCGCGCGGTCGCGATGGATGCCATCGAGCAATACGAGAAGATTCACACGGGCATCGCAGCAGCCGTCGCAGCCGGGAAGCTCACTGATGCAAAGCAAGCTGAGCTCACGGCGAGCGCGATGAGCTACGTCGCTATGGCACTCGAGAAAGTGCGTGACATGGCAGTCGCAGCGCAGCGTGTCGAGCGCGAGGTGGGCGTTGACATCGGTGCGGTGCAGGCCGTGCTATTACAGTCAGTGAAAATCGTTGACGAGCGCGTCGTTGAGTACGCCGACCGTATGATAAGCGCTGGCATCGACCCGCAAGAATTCATCGACGGAATCTCAGAGCGCGTGCACACCGAGATACGCATCACCGGTCGCAAGGCACTCAAGGACGCCGAAACACTCGACGGTGAAATTGACGAGTTGCATTACGACATGGACGCGACTATCACCGGTGAAGACACTAGTTCTAGCGGGCTGAGGGCGGTATCGTGAGTGTTCCTAAGAGAATCAAGATCGGCGGCAAAGCATATCGCGCAGTGATGATGCGCATCGAGGACAAGTACGAGTGTGGCACACCACTCGACTTGACACTCATCACCGACGAAACAATGGTCGAGTTAAGCGACGACCCGACCAAGAACGAGTTCATCGTCGCATATGTCTCAGAGAAAATGTTGAAATCATGAGCAGATCACTACTACGTCACGACCGCGCCATGCGTGCCCGTTGCACAGCAGTCATTGACTTCGTGAATCACTGGCAACCGAATGCCAACGTGACTCGCAAGTTGTGGGGCACGAAGGCGCGCCAAGCAATTCGCACCGTCGAGTTCACGCTCGCTGACTTCGAGATCGACTGCACAACAGTTGAGTCAACGAAAATGGCGGGCCAAGCAGCACTCGCTGAAGCGCCCGTCGGTGGCATTGTGTTTCTCGGCGGCAAGCTCGACTTGACTGGCGTGTTCAGCAGCACAGCGGGCGGTGCAACTGTGTCCGTCGGAGTCGGCTCTGCACCAACGACCGACGCGACTATCGCGACGACCGAGGAGAACATCATCACCGAGATCACCGATGATGTTGCCACTACAGCTGGTGAATGGGTGGGCTACGCGCCGACACCGCACACGCTGATCTTTGGGTCAAGTGCACCGACGTATCTCAATGTCGCGTCACAGAGCGACATCGGTGGTGCCAGTGAAACGGTGCTGCTCAGCGGTTTAGTCGTGTTGCATTACATCGCTCTCGACTAAGCTAAGAACCTGTTCAGCCGGTTCGTGCTCTGCGCTCTGCGTTTCCGCCCGCCGTACCGCATCACGAACCGGTTGAGCTTTATCACACACACACACCAGAGCGCAACATGCCCAGTGACCCGATATACGTGAACATTACCACGGTCACAGTTGAGGCCCGCGACGACGAGCACAAGACTGTTTACTCGGTCGAACTCGACGTTGACTGGTGGGACAAAAACGATGTGTTGATGCTCGATGGCGTTGCGTTCGTGTGGCGTGAAGAGTACTTTGACCGGGCGATAATTTATGACCACAACGCACGCACCCAAGAAAACATATCTCAGCACTCAGTCCCGACTGACACCAGCGTGGACACAGCTCCGTCGCCACCCGACGCAGGTTAGACTCTGGCAGTCACAGGCCCGGTTCATCGCTGTGTGTGCCGGTCGCGGAAGCGGCAAGACCGAGTTTGCTAAGCGCAAGCTCGTCAAGTCGTTGTCTAAGCGGGTTAAGGGCTGCCCTAGGCCGATGTTCTTCTATGCGGGTCCGACATACAACCAAGCTAAGCGGGTGTCATGGTGGTCGCTCAAGGCCCTCGTACCACCGGACATCATAGCGAAGAGCTCCGATGGCGAGCTCAAGATAGAGACGATATTCGGGTCCGAGCTCCATGTCGTCGGACTCGACAAGCCACAACGCATCGAGGGCAACCAGTGGTGTGGTGGTGTCATCGATGAGTCGAGTGACATCAAGCCCGGTGCATTCGCTCGCAGTGTGCGACCGGCGTTGATGCACTACGAAGGATGGTGCTGGCGCATCGGTGTGCCCAAGAGATTCGGTGTCGGTGCACGCGAGTATCGTGAAGTGTTCGAGAAAGGTTTGCGCGGTGAAGCAGGCTACGAGTCATACACCTGGCCGTCGTGGGATATCTTGCCCAAGGATGAAATCGACGCGATGCGTATGGAGCTCGATGAAATCGACTTCGAAGAGCAAGCAGGTGGTGCATGGCAGACCGCGAGCGGCCTCGCATTTTACGGGTTCAAGCACGACCGCAACGTCACAGATAAAATCGAGTACAATCCGACGCGACCGCTCGTCGTTGCGTGTGACTTCAACGTCGCACCGATGGCATGGGTGCTGTGTCAGTTCAACGAAGACAAGACCGGGCTAGATGTGTTCGATGAAGTGTGGTTGAACAACACCAACACTAAGCGCACGCTCGATCACCTGTGGCATCGCTACGGTTCACTGCAACAAGCGGGCTGGGTGTTTTACGGTGATGCGTCGAGCAACGCGCGCAAGACAAGTGCGTCGAGCACTGACTACGTGCAAATCAAAAATGATGAACGCTTCAGACCACGCGTGCGATTCCCGCGAGCTAACCCAGCGATCCGTGACCGGTTGGCCGCGTGCAATGCGCTGTTGCACAATGCTGCGGGTGAAGTGCGCTGTCACATACACCCGCGTTGCGTGCACTTGATTGCTGATCTCGAGTACAGGCCCGTCGATCCCATGGGCTTGCCCGACGACAGTGACCCGAACTCCGGGCACATCACCGACGCGCTGGGTTATGTTATAGCACGAGAATTCCCATTGCGTCTTCGCATGTATGAAGATGCAGAGTCGGGTGCAACGAATACGATCGGAATCACGAATGGCTAAGATTAAGAAGCCCGGCAAGGGCCAGCAGACTGGCGCACAAGTAGTCGTCGACACACAAGACCAGATTGTTGGTGTCAACAATCGGCTGCGGCAACTAACGCCGGCCGTGTTACTCGAGATGAATCGAGAACCAACGATCGGCTTGGCGCGTGACTTGTCGGTCGCGCCCGCAATGCTCGAGCCGTGGACTGTCGAAACAAGACTCGACGACGAGATACATGAGCGGGCGGCTGATCTTACGCGCAACATCATCAAGCGATGGCGTGATTACTTGGTGCGCACCGCGATGTACGCGCACGCCGATCACGGATGGAAGGGCTATGAAATCGCATACAATCTTGTTGATCTCGGTGGCGACGAGGGACAGCGATGGGTCATCGACTGGATCAACGCACTCGACAACTCGCGCACGTGGCAGCAGCGCGAGCAAAAGACTAATAGGTTCATCGGCCTGAAGCACCAAGACACTGAGTCAGGCAACGATGTGTATGTCGATGAGTTGCACTCGCTGTTTGTTAACTTTGACTATGACGGGCAAGGAAACTATGGCGAGCCGCTGGCCAACCGCGCGTACACTCCATGGTGTCAGTGGAACAACGCCAACGACGGTGCCGACCGCTACGATCAGAAAGCAGCGGGCGCGTTCCTCGTCGTGAAGTATCCCGTCGGACAAACACCCTACGGTGACAGCAAGACACTCACGGACAACGCAACGATTGCTGATAATCTCGCGCAAGCACTGCGAGCATCGGGATACGCAACGCTGCCCGTCGTGATCGAGCAAGATGATATGTCGGTCGGCAGTGAGACAGTGCTCGAGCAATGGAAAATCGAGATGGTCGCGGGTGGCGCAGGGATACAAGCTGACTTCGTTGATCGACTGAAATATCTCGACGCGCGTAAGGTGCGCGCGTATGGCATCCCCGAACGTGCTGTGCTTGAGGGAACATTCGGAACCAAAGCTGAAGCTGAAGCACATGGCGACGTAGCGCTGTTGCTCGCGCACATGGCGCATCGATTCATTATCTCCGAGTTCAACAAGAAAGTTGATTACTTGATGGAGATAAACTACGCGCTCCCGCCAGGCAGCGTGACAGTTGTGCTCGGCGATGTCAGCGACTCGCGGCGTGCGTCGCTATCACTGATATTCGAGAAGTTCCTCGCTGATGCAACGCTCGGTCCGGAGATCGTCGAAAAAGTAGACGTAGACGCGATGATGCAAATCGTGGGTGTGCCCGTCGTTGACTCGCTCGATGATACTGATGATACTGATGATACTGATGATGTTGATGATAGTGACACAGAACAGCCCGATGAAGAGCAACCAGACGATGATACCGAGCAACCCGAGAGTGAGGATGAACCGGAAGCTGAACCGAGTTTTAGCTTTGCAGCACAGGCTCGCGGTGACTCGGGTTGCTTCTTGCCTGGGCACGGACCCGGCCCTTGCGATCACGACGACCGCGAGAGCGATGATTCGTATCGCACCGTCGCACGCAACACAACGCTTAAGGTGATGCAAGCCAAAGAGCTCATGCTCGAACGCGGGTATTCGATCGATGAAAAGTCAGCGAGCATCGACAAGAAGAAGGGCACTGTGACGTACAGCGTGACCGGTCCGAATGGCAAGACTTCACGAGTCACCGCTGCAGCAATACACAGTTTCTTGACGACGAAGAGCACTCGGCTATAAATGCTTTGCTATTTGTTCCTCGCTCGTGATAGAATAGTATTATGCAAGATGCCATCGATTCAGCGATTGATCTGCTCGCGGACGATGCACCCAAGTCGATCGTGAAGCTGGTGATTCGCGAGACGATCGAACAGCGTGGGTTAACAGCCGTCAACGACGCACTAACCGACGTAGCAATCGAAGCACTCAAGAGCGCAGAACTTCCCGTCGGCGAGCGCGTCGCGATGCGATATGTCAAGCGTGCGGTCAAGAACATCGTGCTAGACTTACAGAAGTGGGCGAACAAGTGAACTTGTATGTGATCGCAATCGGACTAGCACTCGCCGCAGCATTCTTGCCGCAGCTCTCGACCGGCGCTCGTTGGATCATCGAGCGCGCCCGCACGATCAATGATAACGAAGAAGAAGAAAGCGAAGAAGAAGATAGCGAAGTCGATGAAGACTACAATGACCTGATCGCACTACACGTTTTGCGCGAGCGCGGTGAACGTAACAAAGATGACCGTTACATGCAAGGCGTCAAGATAATCGAACAGCGGTTCTTCGTGGTCAGCGACGATGCGGATGAAGGTGATTACAACACGAGTAACATTGAGGCGGAATGATGAACAACGCACGTAAGTGGCTGCTAGGTGCTGCGCTGTTCTTAGCAGCGTTCGCGCTCGCGGTCGATAACGGTATCATCGATCGTGACAAGCTACCCGACTGGGTGCCTGACACCGAGCCACGACCCGATGACACCGAGCCACGACCCGATGACTTGCTGCCCGGTGAGTTAACCGTAGCGCCGATAGCGCTCCCTGGTTTCAAGGTGCTCTATGTTTATGAGTCAGAGACCGAGACACCGCAAGAAGCTAACGTGCGTGACAGCAGCAAGTGGCGGCTGCTAGCGATGGAGTACGGGGGTCAGGACTGCGTGCGCGCACTTGACCCACAGGCCGAACACATCGACGGAGCACCAGTCACTAAGCCTTGGGCTGACGCGATGAAACTTGCGACCGACTTACCGTGGATCGTGATTAGCAAAGAAAACAAAGGCGGCTACTCCGGACCTGCACCTAAGTCCGTCGATGAAGTCGTCAAGCTCGTCGAGAAGTGGGGGAAGCCATAATGCCATACGTCACGAAGC